GCGCTTGCGCTCGGCGTCGCGGCCCGCATCCTGGCCGACCAGATAGCCGGAGAGCCAGGCGAGTGGGATCGCGACAAGCCAGTACGGGTTCAAAGCTCCCCTTCCATCACGGTCGCCATCCAGCCCTCGCGCGCCATCGCCTCCGCAACCTCCGGGTCGATGACGCCGTGGTCGTGCGAGCAGTACCAGTCCATGTAGTCGCCCTCGCCCACGATGGTCGCGATCAGGTCGCCCGCCGCTCGGAACGAGTAGCTCGCGGTGTCGCCGTTCTCGTGCTTCCAGTCGACGTTCGAGAGCGAGCCCCAGAGCCGGTGACCGATGCCTGTGCCCTCGAACCAGTCCGGGCGGCCCAGGTTTGGCGTGTGCTCTTTGCGCAGCCGTTCGCCGAGAGCGCGCTCGACCGCAACCTCGAATAGATCCTCGTCGTTCCGCGGACGCCCGCCCTGCACACCGCCCATGCCTCCGAAGTCTGTCATGTGCTTCCCTTTAGTTCTGCTTGAGCCCCGATACCGCATCGTAGGCGCGCTCCACATTCTCCATCACATCGTCTTTCGACACGCCGCAGTAAACCGCCGTGGCCGCCAGCGCCGAGAGGAGGATCGTTAGGACGTCAATAGACTTCAGACCAGACCCGCGGAGTCCCAACATGAGCTTCTTGGCCTGAACAGCGATCTCTTCATTGGTCATCGTTTCACCAGTCCCTCGCCCGTCTTCCAGCGCCTCTTGTATCCGTGGTGCTTACCGCGATGCCCGAGCGCCAGCCGACAGGCCAAGGCACCGCCGACGGAGCCTTCACGCCATCGGAACACAACGTCGCAAGTCGGTCCAGCAAAGGCGCGGTGATCCCCGGTGTGGCCAGTCGGCAGCATACAGCTGAAGTATTTGCCGGACTCGTCGTTGAACGAGAAGGTCATGCCGCACCCCCGCCCGAGAGTGATCGTCCCCTCGGCATGGTCGACGTCTTGGACGACGACCTCCGTGTGCATCTTCAACCCAAGAGCCTTCACCAGCTGTTCACCGCTCATGTTGCACTGCGCGTCCTTCTCGACTTGAAGCAGCGGCATGTGCCGGAGCGTGAGGGCGTCGAGCGGCACCTTGTAGTACCACTCGGCGCGGGCACGCGCGCCGAACCAGTAGTGGTCCCAGGCGACGCCGAGCACGCCGCCGGTCCGCTTGTGGATCACGAGCCAGCGCTCGACCTGTCCGGTCGGGGCTTTCGGCGTCGCGCTGCTCAGTGGCTTCATAACCGGGAGCGGCGGGAAGGCACGGTGCGGTTGTGGTGTGTTCTTCAACTTCAGCGGAGTCTTGAGTGCCATCACAGTTTCTCCCATATATTCAGAGGCAGGCACCAGACCGCCTCGGCGCGGTACAGCGTCGCGAGCCGCAGAACCTCTGCGAACGCGCCGTTGAAAAGATCGCACCCGATCCCGCCGCTGATGCGCCCGTCGGCGAAGCCGAAGATGACGGTCGCCATCATGGAGCCTTCAGCAAGTCGGGGCGGTTCGCGCGGAGCCACCTGAGCAGCGCAGGGAGAGACACCCTCGTGCAGTCGTAGCCGCCCTGATTCGTGGCGACGATCCACCACGCACCCTTATAAAACTCCAGTGCCGCGTCGTCGGCGAGGGCGAGGTCGCTCGGTAGCTTGATGCGCTCTTTCACCGGACCATCCTCGCTCCCGCGAGCGCCACCGCAATCGCATCGCTCGCGTGCTCGCTCATCACCTTCGGGCAGTCCCTCACGAGGGCACGCACCGCTCGCTGCACCTGCGCCTTGCTCGCCGTCCGCGGGATGCCGGCGAGCACCGTCTTCACCTGCGCTGGCGTCGGCTCAACGAACCGGACCACCAACGAGAAGGCCCGGACGCGCGCCATGCCCACGACCTGCTGGACGAGCGCAGCCGCAGCGTTCGTCTGCCCGGTGCGGCGCTTCCCCTCCAGGACTCCGGACTGGTTCTCGCAGGCGAAGAGGGCCTCGTGCATATGGACGCCCCGGAACAGGTCGGTCGGCACCCCCTGCATCGCCGTGTAGATTTCGTGCATCCGGGAGTGCAGATCCATGCTCGGCGGCGTTCGGATGGTCTGTGAGTACACGAGCCGCCACGGTTGCTGTATCTCTTTCGTGACGATCGCGAGCCCGCACGAGGCGAGACCGGGATCGATGCCGACTACGACCCGGATCACGCCGCAACCATCTCGTCGAGCGCCGCCTTCAGGGCGTTCACGCGATCCTGTGTGCGGTTCACGTCCTCTTGCTCGCCGAGCGCGAGCTTCACCTGCAGACCCTCGCGTGAGATTTCGACATGCGAGATGTCGAACTTCCTCGTCGCGAGCAGCGCGAGCACCGCGCGCCTGATCTCGCCCTGGCCCCAGCGGCTCGACCACCACCAAGGCGTGACGTCACTGATGAGAGAATGTCCCGAGTACTGCTTGCTCATGTTGTTCCAGTTCCTCCTGGCTAGCCAGTATGGGAACCGAAACGATTACGTCAACACAAGAAAGTCAAGCGTACATGCCTACGTCATTTTGTTTTCGCGAGCATGTGTCGCGAGTGAGCGGACTACTTCTTGAGCATCGCGCGGGCGGCGGCGAGCACGTCGCTCATCGTGCGCGGGGAAGCGGCGGCGGACGATGCGCTCGCGCGAAGCTGCTGTTGTTCCGGCACAAAGAGCGCGCCGACCCCCATCATAAAGCGTGTCCCCTTCGCTGCTCCGGCCCACAGGTTGAAAATCCCAAAAGCCGCGAAATCCAAGAACGGAGGCGAGTCGACCGTGTCGAACAACGTCTGCAGCATCGGATCGTAAAGCGGCGGTAGATTTTCTGCGTCGCCAGCCAGTGCAAACTGAAACCGAAAGTTCTCGGGAGCAAGCGAAATGCCTAGACCAAGCAAGGCAACAAGCTGTCCCAGAAGATTGATCTGAGCCGACACAAACAGGATCTCCAAAACGAACGTGTGTCCGTCGCCGCCGCCAGAAAGAGTCGCGTCGTTGACCCACAGAGCGTAGCTGGGCCCGAGTTTCGCAATAATCTCGACGTTGCGTTCTTGAACGTCAAGCAGAGCCCGCTGAGTGCTGGCAGCGAGACCATCTGCTGTGGCCGATTGAACAGTCACGAGAAGCTGGCCGCTGGGAGGAAAGGCCGGCGTAGGAACGGGGGGAGGACCGACCAAGGACGGATTGACCAGGAGGTTCAGCGAGATCGGCATACCGAAACAGTGCCAGGGAACATGCCTGCGGTCAACGCACGAGCGGACTGGCTTATTTTGTCACGACATCCTCGCTGCGAGCTTCGCGAGCCGCGCCGGGCTCGGCGAGTACGCCCACATGATCAGCGCCAGGTGCCTGCGCGTTGGCACGCCGTCCTGCCAGAGCGGCTCTCCATGCGCCTTCACCTGCGCCATGTGCCTCGCCACGAAGTTGTCTCGCTTCCGCGCCCAGTGCTCCGACAGCCGATCCGGGTCCCCGCCGGCTCGGCGGTACGCGGTCATAAAGCCACGCGGACTGCGAGCCACGACCGACACGCCGAGCTTCCTGGCCGCGGACATGTATTGGTCGATGAGCCGGAGGCTCAGGTAGCGAGGGCTGCTCACGGCGCCTCCCGCGAAAGCAGATCCCACGAGAGGATCTGACTCGGTGACAACACAGAGATGTAATTGGAAGCGACGGCGGTCGCCGGATGCTCGACCAAGCTGTGATCGACGTAGATGCTGTCGTACCCGAGTCGCATCAGGAACTTGCTGATCGCGCTCTGCGAGTACACCAGATTCGCCAGGCGCAACGCCTCCAGTGTTTTGTTGTCGGCGTGCTCCAGATCCTCGTCGGTGATCTTGAGGCCGCGTTGCAGCTTCTTGAGAGCCTCGGGCTCGTCGTCCAGTAAGTCGAGCGGCTTCTCCAGCTTAACCGTCGCGGCGTAGACGTAGTCGCCGTAGCCCGCCGCCTCTCTCGGGTCGGTGGTCATGTAGAGTCCCGGTCCGTAGTCTGTGCCTGCGCGCGGAGCGCGTATCTCTGTCGGTCTGTCGAATCTCGTGTACGTGCCGTGGTACAGCGTGAAGGTGCCGGCGGGGTTCTCAACGAGCGCCTCTTCGATGCCACCCGTGCTCTTCGTCGGCGTGTGCCCCGGATCGAAGATCACGATGCGGTCCCAGTCGTCGGCGTCACGCGCGACGTGCCAGCCGATGTTCAGGAGATGCACGTCACGGAGGTAGACACCGTTCGACGCGAGCATCGAGAGAGACTCACCGAGGGGAGCGCACGCTGGACCATGGAACATGGTCTCGACGATGCGGTTGAGCCGGTATTCGATCTTCTCCAGGCAGTCACGGTCCTGCGACGGGCCACCGCAGCCGAACTGCGCGCGGTAGTAGCTCTGCGTTTTGATCTGGCCGTGCGTGCGCGCCGGAGAGCGAAGCGTGTGCCACGCTGTCGCGGCTTCCTTGTACTTCATCAGCCCGTCGATCGCCCTGCCGAAGTCCTCCTGCTGCGGCGTCCAGGCAGAAAGCTCCGCTGGGGGACTTGGCCTGCGGAGACCGAGCATCACCGCGGCGTCAGCGACTTCTCCTCGTGGCCGCTGAAAGTCGTACGCGCCTACGGGCGCGTGCAGCCCCAGCTTCTCGGTCGTGTACGGCGACGTCCGCAGCACTGTCCCTCCACCGTGGAGCCCAAGCTCGCGCGCCTTGTACTCCTTGAACACCGGCTCGACGTTCTCCCTCACAATCGCCCAGACCTTCCGCTTCCGGCCACCCGTCACGAGGTCCGGCGTGATCCGATGGATGCTCTTGATCTCCGGGAAGCCCCCGTCGCCGTATCGCTCCTCGTCGAGCAGTCCCTTGATCTTCGACCAGATCGGTCCCTCCGTCGGATCGATCGAGAGCTTCACGACCCACGGCGGCGTACTCTCGAACACGCAGCCCCAGTGGCCGCAACCGAGCATCGTGCCGAGCGGCATCCCGATGGCCTTCTCGATCTTGTCGCGCTTCGTGAGAAGCTGCTCGACCCACGCCTTCTTGCGGACGTTCGCGATCAACGGTCTCGTAGAAAAGCCGCCGCGAGGTATTCCAACCTGAGCAGCCATCCCTTCCGTCACAGGCCACGCGCCCAGTTTCGTAGATCCAGATCGCTTGCACTCGTCGAGCGCCGCGCGCACGAGCATCTCTGACAATCCTCGCTTCCGGTACTCAGGCAAGATTCCGAGTGCGGTTACTTCGCACGTTTCATACCCCCAGACGTCTCTGTCCGAGGCGTCTTTGTCGTAGAGCCATAGCGTCGCGGCGCCGACCATCTTTCCGTCAACGAACAGACCGAGCGCCTTGCTCGTCGTCTGCAGCAGCAGGCCCTCGCTTTCTACCCAGAGACCTCCTTCTCCATCGCCGAGAAAGCGAGACGCTTCCTCGGCGTCGATCGGTACTACTTCAACCGCGGGGATCACTGCGGAACGACCTTGCAGTTCTTCCCGTAGAGGCTGAAGAGGATGTAGTAAACCTCGTCCGGTGAGGCGGTGCGCGGAACTTTCGCGTTCGGGTGAGAGAAGTCCACGATGATTCCGTCGTAGCCGAGCATGCTCAGCAGATGACTCTTCAGGCGCCCACGCTCCCGTGCCGCTGCCACCTCCTCCGAGGATGCGTCAGGGAACAAGCTCGTTGCGGCTGACAGAGCCCACTTCATCACTTTCTCCATCGGTGACCAGGACTCCTTCACTTTATCGCTCGTGCCGATGTACTCGTCAGGGCCGGACAAGTACGCGAAGTAGTCCACGGGATTCTGAAGTGTGATGTCGCAGGCGATAATCTGTCCGCCGTCTTGCGCAAACTTCCTCGCGCCAAACTCCTTGGACGTGAAGTAGATCCCAGGACCGTAGCTTCCCTCCATCGGATACGCCCTCTCAGGAGCGAAGGCGCGGGCGCTGCCGTGGTACACGCGCCGGTTCTCTTCGTACTCCTCACCGTGCTTCTCCAGCCAATCCCGCGTCTGCACCATGAGCGCCGCGGCATGTGCCGCGAGCATCGCGTCGCCCGGCTCCACCCCGTCCTCGACCATGGCTTCGATGACGTCGTCTGACTCGACGCCGGAGACCGAGAGCGCGGCGGCAGCCCGATCGATCAGGTCGTCGATGTCGCTCCGGGCGTAGTGATCCGTCACGGCAGATCCGCTAGGTTGTCCCATCCGGATGCTTCTCGGATCTCCGCCGCTTGCTCCACGGCTTCCATCGCCTCGTGCGCGGCCGCGCTGTTCGGCTTGAACGGCAACACGATCTGCGGCACCGGCATCGACGGATCGATCTGGCGCTCCCAGCGATACCGCAGATTCGACAGATCCTGATCGCTGAGCCCGGCGCTCTGCCCGATGAGGCCGAGCAGGTTGATGGCGTCGAGCGTGAATCCGCGCACGTCGAGACCGAGGATCCAGAGCGGATACGCCTCATGGATCCCGTCTCGCTGCAGTGCTTGCCACAAGCCAGCCGGTTCGGAGTGCGTAAACGTAGCCGTGAACGACGCGATGATCAGATTGTGCTTGAGAGCGCTCTGCCACGTGTAGACGTCCACGACCGTGTTCGTCGAGACATCCACGTCGATCGTGTTCACGTTCGTGATCTCGCCGCCCCCGTACTCCTGGCCCTCGATCCGGTAGGAGTACTCACTCGTGACGTCCACTCCTTCGTCCCTCTCTTGGTGCTCCTCCGATGCGACGAGCTTCCGCCGTCGCGCAGCGCTCCACCAAGCCTCGGCTTCTTCGGATCGGGTCCCCTCCATCGAGGAGATCCCGTCACCGGTCGGGCCGTACGACCCTATCTTGTACCGGTCGCGTTCCCCTTGCTCGTTCCACTCGTGGTTCTGGTGCGCCCCAAGACAGAGTGCCGTGTACAGCGATGTGCCGTAGCCCATCCCCTCTGTCTCGACGCGGTTCCGTCTCAGCGCTCGTCGCGGGCCACGATTCGGGGTGTGCGACCGAGGCAGGCCAGTGATCGACGATCCGGAATCCTCCCCGTAGTACCCATCCCCCAGGTATTCCCATTCCTGATCCTCCCCGTCCTCGCCCACGGTCGGGAACGCTCTGATGTTGATGTAGCCTCCATCGACCACCACGAGCACGGGCACCTTCAGCTTCGGGTTGATGACGACGCCGAGAGCGATCATGTGCCGCAGGCTACATCAGCGGCCCGCGGCGTGCCACTCGACGGTCCAACCCGAGGGGCCGTACGTGTGACGGGCCTCCTGCGCAGCCTCGTCGTAGTCGGCGTGGGCTCCGCGAGCAACGTCGCCACCGGCGAGGTGGATGCGCCAGGCACCGGCGTGGTTCTCCCGCATACGACCGTGCGGCGAACCGGCGCTCGGCTCAATCTCGAACCCGCTCTGATCGATCGCGACAACCTCGAAGCCGACTGGGTTCAACATGCGGTCGGCGTCCCGTTTTGCCGCTTCCCACGAGCCGTAGACCTGCGGCACCACCCCCACCTCCCTAGCCGAAGGCCCTTGGTACGGAAGCTGCCGTCCTGCGGACCACCGTGACGATTTCCTGAGCACGTATCCGGACGGCTCCTGCGAATATGTTGGTGGATTCACCGCGAAGTGGTGCGGCTTCGCGTAGCGCACAGGCGGCACGCTCGGATCGAACGGTCTCGACGACGGCGGAGGTGGCGGACGGCGAGCGTTCTTCGAGATGAACTGTCCCGGCGGCGGCGTCGAGCCCCCGAAGAACGACGGCGCCTGACCGAGCGAGGTCATCACCGGCACAGCCGGACTGACCAACGGGAACTTCAGTGGCGTGGACTTCGGCTTCGGTTTCGGTTTCGGCGCTGGCAGCGCAGGTCGCGCTGGCGCAGGTCGCGCCGCGGGCGGTTGCCAGGCGCCAACGAATCCGCCTGGCGTCTGTGCCGGCGCCGGAGGCAGCGACGGTCGCGCCGGTAGCGACAGCGTCGGGCGCGGCTGGAAGTACTGCGCCATCCCAGGCGGCAGCGTTTCATCCAGCATCGCCCCTCGCGCCTCGGGACTGATCATCGGCGCCGGCACAGTCACGATCGGCACCTTCGGCCGAGCCGGCATGTTCTCCCAGAACTTCTCCTCGGCGATCACGAGCGCGAACTCGAAGTCCTCGTCGCTCGCGGTGCCGCGCGAGTCTGGATTCGAGACGGTCATGTTGAACACGCCGTCCTTGCTCGCGCCGAACGTCAGACGTGCCTTCGCCGCGTGAAGGAACATGTGAATCCGGTTCTCCAACTCCGGGTCGATGTACTTCTTCTTCGAGCGTGAGCCCATCGAAGCGCTCAGCACATGCTCGAAGCTCTCGTCGAGGAATGTGCCGCCGGGGTCGAGCGTGATCGTGAACGCTTCAGGCGTGGCGCCGATGTCGACGACAACGCCCTTCGGTTTCTGTGTCAGCCAAGCGATCAGCTTGTCCTGAAAGACCGGGTCGATGTCGTAGAGCGTGATGTCGTCGGCAGAAGACGCGCGTCGTTTGGCCATGGCGGTTCCAGGATCACATGTCCTGGAAACCATCGTACTCGTCGAATTGGTTCCGTTCAAGCAAGTCGAAACGCACGCATTCCTTGGCGAAAGCGAGCTTGTGGGTGCCGACCGGGCCGTTTCGCTGCTTGCCGATGATGATCTCAGCCCAGCCCTCCAACTCCGGATCTTCGGCGTACATGCTCGGCCGGAAAACGAACAGCACCGCGTCGGCGTCCTGCTCGATGGCCCCCGACTCGCGGAGATCGCTCAGCTGCGGTCGCTTGTCACTGCCCTTCCGTGACTCGCTCGACCGGTTCAACTGCGAGAGCGCGATGACGGCGACGTTCTCCTGCTTCGCCAGGAGCTTCAGCGAGCGCGACACGAGCGCGACCTCCTGCTCACGGTTCTGGCCCTTGCCGCGCTGCGCCTGCACCAGCTGCAGGTAGTCGACGATGACGACTTTCAGTCCAGTGCATGTGACCGTGCCGATGCGCTTGTTCGCGATGTCGACCTTCAGCTTACGGACACGCGCTCGGATCTCCGAGATCGTGATGCCGCCCGTGTCGTCGATCCAGAGCGGGAGCTTCTCCATTGTCGCGATGGCACTTGTGATTGCGGGCCAATGGTTTCCTACCTCGTTCGGTTTCCTGAATGTGCTCAGTTCGATCCGTGTGTGCGACGCCAACATGCGCGTGACCAGCTGGATGGCCGGCATCTCCAGAGAGAAGACCGCGACGCCGTGTCCTTGCTTCGCGACGTTCTCCCCGATCCCCATCGCGAGCGACGTCTTGCCGGAACCAGGGCGACCCGCGACGATGATCAGGTCTCCGTCATGGAGCCCACTCATCGCCTCGTCGAGCGGCTTCAGCAGCATCGGGGTGCCGGTGATTGTCGCGCCCCGCTTGGACATGTCCTGCAGGCTCTTCAAAGCCTCGGCGAGCGAGTCCTTGAGCGGTACCAGGAACTTGTCTTGCCGCTGGTGGGCGATCTCCGCGAACCACTGCTCGGCTTCTTCGAGCAGCGTCTGAACCTCATCGTTCGGAACTGTGCCGCCACGGATGGTGCCGATGATCGTCTGCGCACGCGCCATCGCCTGTCGCAGTCGCCACTTCTCGCGGACGATGACCGCGTACTCCGCGACGTTCGCGACATGCGGCACAGAGTCGACGATCTGTCCGAGGTACGGCGTGCCCCCCACCTGGGCGAGACGTCCGGACGCATGCAGCGACTGCGCGACCGTCACGATGTCGATCGGTTTGTCGGCTTCTCGAAGCTCGACGATAGCCTCGAAGATGCGCTTGTTGGCGTCCGCGTAACACTGCTCCGGTCCGCAGATGCTGATGACGTCGTCGTAGCGCGCCGGATCCACGAACATCGCAGAGAGCATCGCGGCCTCTGCGTCGAGATCACAGATTGGTGCAGCCGTCTGCCGGATCGGGACGACGTCAGCCATCAGACTTCGACGACCCGGCGATCTGGTCCGTCGACCACAGCACCAAACATGTTCCCGAAGAACCGACTCGCTGCGCGCGGCCCGAGCGTCTCTTCCAGTTCCTTGAACGATGCGTTCGTCGTGATGATCGTGGGGAGCTTGTTGGATGACCTGGCGTTCGAGATCAGGTTCATCTGTTCGCGCACCCAATCCGTCGTGCGCTGTGCAGCGAGATCGTCGAGCACCAGAAGATCGGTGGTGCATGCGTTCTCGACCAGACGCTGCTCAGGGTCGTCGCTTGAGTACGAACGCCGGATACGTTCCAGGAACTCCGGCACGTACGCGAACATCGCCGTGCGCAGTCGATACCGAGCGAGCAGGTCCGCGACCACGGCGATGGACAAGTGTGTCTTGCCGACGCCGTAGTTCTGGCCGGCGAGGATCAGGTTGCCGCGTGTCGTGCCTCGCTTGAACGCTGCCGCGTACTCTTCGCACCGCGCCTTCGCGTCGCGCTGCGCGTCGGTGGTCGGCACGTACGTGCTGAAGCGCTCGCCGAGATACGCCTCTCCGACACCCACGCTGGTCAACTTCCGTCGGAGGATGTGTTCCTTCCAGCGCGGGCACCACTCCGACCGAAGACCCTTCTCGCGATCCCACTTCGGCGCCTTGCCGTGATTACTCTCGTACTCGCTGGCGCACGCGCCGCCGTGAGGCGGGCACGTGGCACAGAGCTTCAGGCGTTTCTTCGCGTTGTCGAGCGCGCCGTCACTGACGGTCGTGACGAGATCGTTCATCGAGAAGTCGTCCGGAAACAGGAACGCGACGGCGTCGCCGTACGTCTCCTCGACCCAGGTCAGCACATGCTTGCTGCCGATGGCCTGCTGGAGCTTCTGCTCGCGCTCGCTCATGTACCGCTGCGTGAACTCGGTCACTTCCGCCAACAGGCTGCCGATCTGCTTCACTGGATCTTCCTTCCCAAGAGTCGTCGCGACAGGGGGTCGCTGAAGTCCTGCGGACCCGGCGCGCGAGGCGCGGAGCCGTTCGCCGACGGCGCTGGCTGCTTCGGTCGCTTGTTCGGGTCGTTCCAGTCAGACTGGATCGCGCGGACAGCGCTGGAGACCCACTGGTCCAGTGTCCGAAGCTGGTCGGTGCGCCCGGCGTACCTCGCGGCGAATCCACGGCACATGTACTCCTGAGCCGCCGAGGGGATCAGGGCCACGTCGAGCGCTCGCCTCGTCGGCTCGGGCATGTGTTCCCACAAGTCGACCGGGCAGGGAGTCTTCTCGGTCTTCGCCTTCGTCGGCTCGGGCTCGGGCTCGGGGGCGACGACTCCGGTCTCACGCGCGCTACGATCAGCTGCAGTAGTATGGGTACCGGTACAGTTAGGCACAGTACAGTTAGGCACAGTACAGTACAGAGTGACGTTTTCGGCGTCTTTGTAGTCAGACGCGATTGGTCCCGTGACGGGGATGATTGGTTTCGTGACAGTGGGGGTATCTGCCCCCTTCTGGGGGGTGTCACGAGAAGCGTCGGAGGTGTCACGATTTGTGACAGCGGTCGTGTCACGATTTGTGACACCATGCCTCGCCAGGTCGCGCCGTTTGGCCCGGTACTCCCGTTGTCGGTGCTTGTCCGACTGTGGCGACTCCTGCGCCTCCAGGAACTTCGAGATCACGATGGAACCGTCCTTCACGACGACGCACCCGCGGTCCAGGAGACGCTGGAGTCCCACCGTCACATGCTCCAGCGGGATGTCCGTCACCGCTGAGATGGCCTCGGCTGGCCCCTCGTCCCCGAAGTCCATGACGCCGGCCCTGTCCACCTTCCGAAGTAGCTCGAACAGGACCATCCGACCCTCCCATCGGAGGAGCTTCATCGTCGGCGTGTCCCGCGTGTAAACGCGCACATACCGCTCGTCGGACCAGTCCATCAGAGGCACCGATCCCGTGGAACTTGCTGTTCCGTCACGTGTCCCCCTAGACCGCAGGTGTGGTTGTGAGCCCCAGATCCTTTGCGTACCGGCGCAGAGCGCGGCGCACGATGTCGCTCCTTGTGAGCTTTTCCATGGCCGAAAGCCGCTCCAGGAGCGCCCGGTCCTCCTTGTCCAGTTGCACGACCAGATGCTTCGGAATCGGGGTTTCGTCCTCGGTGTTCTCGTCGCTCATCGGACTTGTTTCGTTACAGGGCTGATATTAGCCTGTCAAGTATCAATCTGATCTGGCTTCGAGTCACGGACGGCTTCGTGAACGATCTCACTGGGAAGCCCTCCTCTTCTTCATCTTGCACATCGCTGGATCGCCGTGGATGGTCCCCGTCACGAGGTTCCCCCCGAGAGGCTGACCGGCCTCGATGATGGTCTGGCACCGGCAGCAGGGTAACGAAAATTTCGACGTGATGATGTTCCCGTACTTCGAGGGGTGCCCTCCGTCGTCGGCGTACCGCATCTGCGGCCACTTGCCGTGTCCAGCGAAGTCGGGCGCCGGGTCGCGTCGGTACGCGCCGCCACTGGCGCGCTCGGGCTCGCGAGCAAGCTCGGCACATGACCGGAGATCGATCTGCGGCACGAGGTAGCAGGGACGCTTACTCATCAGCGTCTCGTCCCAGTACATGTCCTTCTTCGCGTCCATACCCATGATCCATCCGGCGAGCACGTACTCGGGCGCGTCGCGGTCGAGCACGAGCACGAACGGGTGGGTGTCCGGGTCCATCTTGTGCACGCAGAGCCCGCCCGTCGTGTAGCTCGTACAGCGCACCTGCAGGCCACCGACGTCGTGACCGATCTTCCGCCACACGCGCCACTCGGCGAGTTTCTGGAACGCTCCGTCCCACGGGCGCTTCAACGCGACAGAGACGGCCATCTCCGCGCACGCGCCCTGGATGTGCAGATCAACTCCGTCGCGGGATGTGTCCACGCGCGGGTCGATTCCGTGCTCAGCGTGCCGCTGACGCCCGATGCGAGTCGCGTAAGCGATCTGGTCGGGCGTCAGCCGCACCTTGAGGCGTTGGGTCACTCGATCACTTCACCAGTGCGCCGGTCGATGTTCCCGACGATGCGCTCGTCGTCTCTCTCCGCTTGCGTGGGTGCTGCCTGCGCGGCAGCGGGCTGCGTCGCAACCGGCGGGGCTTCCTGCGGAGCCGCACGCCGCCGTCGCTGCTGAACAGGCGCAGGTGTCTGCCCACCGGACTGTTCCGCCAGCTGATCGAGCGCGCTCGTAGTCGGCTCCTGCAGTTGCGGCGCAGCAGGCGCTGCCGATAGGGACGACAAGTCGAGGTCGAGCCCCGCCACGGCATGTCTCCCTGCTTCCTCCGAGTCCTCCGAGACCATCGCGCGGGCCAGATCCGAATCCGCGCTCAAGGTGAGCGTGTCGCAGAGCCGACGGAGCGCCGTTTTCGCCCACATGGCCTCGGTGTTGTCGATCCAGGGACCGAAGCCCTTCTTGGCGGAGTCACTCGCGGACTTCGCTTTGTTGATCTCCGGCGTGCCGACGACGATGAAGCGGTCGTAGTTGTCCTCCTTCCAGATCACCTTCGCGTAGGCGTACTTCAGAGGGCCGCGCGTGTCTGCGTCCGCGGGCGTGTGCCTGAGCGTGGCGGGCTCGTAGGCGTACTCGAACGTGTCGTTCTCGTAGACGACGCGGGCGTAGATGTCCCGGATCCCCTTGTCCGACGTGAACGCGAGTTTGCGCAGGCCCTTGTACCCGGTCTGGAACTGCGCGACGAAGCCGCCGGTGTTCTTGTTGTAGCGCGGGATCAGGAACCCCTCGCCGAACACCGAGTCGAGCGAGAGCCCGACCTGTGCCGCTTGGATAACCGCACCGATCACGCTCACCGTGTCGCACTCCAGGATGCGGGGCGTGGTCTGCACCGCCGTGAGGTACACACGGAACAGGCGCTTGCCGTCGATGTGCCGCGGAAGCGCGGACATGATCTGTGCCTGAACTTTCTCGTTCATCAGCAGCGAACGCAAGTTCGCCATCTTCTGCTTGGGGGAAACAATCTCGGTCATGCTCTGGTTCTCCTTCTTGTGACTCAGACGTCGATGCGGTTGCTGAACTTCAACTGCCGTGATGCAGAGACTGTGTGCGCCTTAACGTCGTACGCAGCGCGCGTCTCGAACTTGTAGATGCCTCGCCCCTCCGGGAGCAGCCCGCGCTTCGCAAGCCCCATGAGCGCGCTGATCTCGTGCTTCGCCTCCTTCTCGTCAGCCTCGGCAGCTTTCCGATGCTCGGCAGCCAGGAGCATCTGATCGTGCCACTTCAGCACGTCTTTCGGCAACGTGATGACGCGCCCGTCCTCGCGCATCTTCTTCAGCGTCGAGATCGTTGCTTCGCTCGCGTCGATGGGCGGCGGGGTGCCGTCCTGCACCATCTGCCAGAACTTCTGGGTCTTCGTGACCAGCGTCTTCAGGAACTTGTCGTTCCTCACGACGTGCGTGTAGATGAACTTCTGTCCGCCGATCAGACACGCGATCGAAGCGTACAGACGCCCAGAAACCAAAAGCTGCTGCTGCACCTGGATCTGGTAGTAGAGCGGAGCCTCCTCGGACCAGTCGGCTTCGTAGCGACTTCCGGTGGTCTTGCACTCAAGCAGCCCATCCGTCTGTAGGCGCGGGTTTCGCTGCTCGTAGTCCGGCGTCGCCAGGAGCCAGGGGAACGCACGCGAGCGGAGCAGATGCGCGCCGAGCGGGTGCTTCCAGACGTCGCGCCCCGTCTCCTCGGCGAACGTCTCGCCGACGATGTGCTCCAGTTTGCGACCCCACGACATCGCTGGGTTGTCGGGCTGTGCCCCGACCTCGCCACGCTTCTTCTGGTAGAGCGAGAACGGGCTCTCCCACGGATTCACGCCGAAGATGATCGCAGCTTCGCTCGCGCCGATCCCCTCATCCCGCGCCTTGAGCCAACCGGCGCGATCCTTCTCCGAGTCCGCGAGCGTGACGAACGGTCGGGCCGTGCTACGGCCATGGTTGCCAGCTTTTCGCCTCTGCGCTATTCTTGCCACGTCTGAGTCCTCCTTCTCTGTGCTGTGTCAGACACGTGGGCCGCCTCATGCTCGGGGCGGCCCGCACTTTTCTGTCGTGCCGAGGAACACACCTTGCTCCCTGGCTAGCCGGCCGTCAAGCAGCGCCAGGACACAGAATGTCCGCCCTCGTCATCCTTGACACCGGTGGCTAGCTTGGCTATCAGTGCTAGCCAGAGCATGCCGCTAGCGGGTGGTTGCCTCCAGCAACATAAGCCCCTAGCGGCATGCTCGCTCAGGCACATGCTCCACAAGTCCTCCCCTCTCCGTGTCTCGGTGCGTCCGGACTTCGAGTCGCTCCTCGACGTCGCGACGCCGGCAGACGCTCCGGCGCGCACGGAGGACGGACGCCCGTGGGTGCGCTGGGCGAAGTACGGCTCGTACTCGGGCTGGTACGCCGTCGGCGCTCGGAAGCCGAAGCTCGTGGGCAAGCCGACGTTCTGGGAGGCCGTCTACTCCGTGGCGTGCGCATGTGCCGGGGGGAACGTCGACCAGGCGCACTGTTACGGCCGGGGCGTGCTCGGTCTCGGCGGTCTCGGTGTCACGATGCGCTCGGGCTACGCGCAGCTGCTGCTCCACTCGTGTCTCTTGTCGAACCCGGCGCGTTACGTCGAGATCATGGCCCCAGTGATCCACGAGACGGGCATGTACACGAAGCTCTCGGGGAAGAGCCCGAGCGGCATCGCGCTCTGTGCGCTCGGGAAGTACGCACTGGCCGAGGACCAGATGCGCGCCCTCGTGATGATGGGCTCCGACGGGATGACCTGGACGACCGCGCAGAAGAAGCGGGCGAAGGTCTGGGTCTCGTGCTGTTCGGAGCTTCTGCGAGACGAAGCGATGGACAGGGCACAGCAGGCGTTCGCCGAGGAGGTGATGCCGGCACTCCTGACGGACGTGACGAAGGCGGCGATCAAGTGGCCGCGTCAGGGTCCGCGCGACTGGTGGCAGTACACGCACGAGCAGCAGATGCTCTGGGCGCTCACGCTTGTGCTGGTGCTGGAGGACGAGGAGCAGACGGAGCGCCTCGTGAGCGCTGCGCGGGCCGGGGCGCACGGGGACGAGGACTTCTCGGCGGCGGCCGTCCTGCGTGCTATCGCCGTTGAAGTGAACGAGCCCGGCTACGACGACATGTTCCGCGAACGATGCTGGATGGCGGCGAAGAACCTGACGAGCCTGCTGGGAGTGACGCTGTGACGAGGGAGCAGAAGCGGATACTCCTGTCTGCGACTGGGAAGGAGTTCTTCGGTGAACAGGAGGACTTCGACGCCATGCTCGACGAGGTAGAGGCTGCGTCCGGGCTCGCGCGCTCGCGCCCGCGCCCGTCGCCGCGCCTCCAATGGGCGACGTACGTTTGTGCGCTCGACGTCGGTAAAGAGCGCACCTCATGGCGTCTTGAGGCGTACCGACAATTCCGTCCGAAGTATTTCCTGATCTCGACGTCGGGCTTCGTCGTCAACTCGCTCGATTTGAACCGCGCTTACCGGCTGCTCGACGAGGTCGACGGAGACCTGTACCTCGTGAGCGAATGGGACCGGCTGGAGCGCGAGTCGCAGCTGGAGCGGGTGCGTCTGCCGGGGTTCACGATGAAACCCAGAGATCAGCTGCACCTGCAGGTGACGCTGCGGAACGCCGCGAATCTGGCACCAGGCAGGACAGTGCGGTTCAGCGCGATGATCGTCGGCGAAGAACTCGTGGAGGGGCCGTACTGATGGCTCGCATGCTCGGTGTGCGCGCACGGGACTGGCGGGGGATCTGGCGCTGGCATCCGGCACCGCAGCCACTGGGACACATACCGTACGAATTGAAGCAGTGCCTCAACGCCATCGGGCTCGTGGCGCTGATGGCGGTCATTACGGAGGCTCTCGAAGGAGACAGATGAACAAGGACAAGCACCAGGCAGCGATCGACGCTCTCTCGGAACTCATGCGGAGTGAACTCGACGGCGACATGCGCGGGAGGTTCGCGTGCGTGAACCGGCTAGCTGTGCTCGCGCAGAAGCTCCAGATCGAGATAAACCCGCGCCCCGAGGACATGGACGAGCACGAGCAGGATGCGTACGGCATAAACGTCGTCGACCACGGCATCATCAGGGGCGGCGGAGCCATGCACGGCGGCGATCAGCAGCAGATGGCCCGCGAGATGCTCGCGATGATCGGCCCCGCGATGGGCGGCCTCCATAGCAACAACGAAGCGAAGAAGCGGGAGTCGATGGCTCGGGAACTGAACGAGCTACTCACGGCCAGGCGCATG